GTTACGATTGCAGGACTAAAGGCCGCAGGCAAGAAATAACTCTTTTAAAATAAAAATTATAATCCCTGTATATTAACGTATGCAGGGATTTTTTTTGAACCACGTTTACTGTCAGCAATTAACTCTCCCAATAAATATTTCTATACACAGGAGAGAACCTTGACACGCAAAAAAGCATATTTTATAAACGGCGGCGCCGGCAGAGTAGTTGCATCTATTCCTGCATTTGAAAAGTTATACGAAACAGACAAAGATTTTATTATTGTTTGTGAAGGAGGAATGGATTTTTATAAAGGACATCCTGTATTACACGAACTAGCATACGATAATTGGCATAAAAACTTGTTTAAAGATTACATTAAAGACAGAGATTGCTTCTCACCAGAACCATATAGAGTTTGGGAATACTATAATCAAAAATGTAGTTTAGCACAGGCATTTGATATTGCAATTAATAACGAAGGCCTTAGAGATTTAACAGACCCAACAATACATATGAACAAGCAAGAAATGGTGCAAGGCTTTAAAGTCATTGAAGAAATTAAAGCAATGACTAAAAAAGACAAAGTTGTAGTATTCCAACCATTTGGTAGAACCGCAGAGAACATGGGAGACTTTGTAATTGATAGCACTTCTAGAAGTTTCCACCTCAACGATGTAATTCGTATTTGTAAAGACTTACGTGATGATTATGCTGTTGTTGTAATGAGCGAATTTCCAATTACAATCGAAGAAACTCCAACAGTTCCTGTTGCAATACCACAAATTGGCGATGTAAGAGTTTGGTCTAGTATTATTCAAATTGCAGATCACTTTATTGGGTGCGATAGTTTAGGACAACATATGGCAAAAGCATTAGGTACTACATGTACTAGTGTTATTGGTAGTACATACCCTATTAATATATCGTATCCTAATAGTCCTGACTTTGATATTATTGATCTAGGTGAAGGAAAGCGTAAGTTTAGTCCTATTAGACTTACTATGGAAGATGCAGTTGAACGATTTAACGACGAAGTAATGGAATTAACTGATGAAAGTTTTAAGAAGATTATTACTAGTGTAAGAAAACGTCTAGGCAAGCCAAGATCATATACTGGTAACTACGTTGCACAACAACAAGAAGGTGAAGTTTGTCCTACACACGGAGTTGTGCATTCAAATGGTGTAACTCACGGGCAATCAGCTCAGATTTTAGGTAGAACAGGGAAGTAAATGAATAATCCTGCTGATTTCTTAAATTCATCTTATACAACACCAGTAGATAAAAGGTCAGACGCAGGCCAGATTGAAACTTGGGTTGTAGACGATCTCTATTATCCTAAATGGAAGAATTTTTTATCTATATTTGATGATTATAATGAATATCATAGAAACGCAGGCGGCGGCTATAAATTTTATAAGACCAACATGGAGTATCCAACTGATATTGATCCAAATTTGGACTTACATGCGTTTATAAGATTTGAATTACAAAACTTACCAATTGATATTGGGCAGTTTAAAAAAGCGTGGGGGCTAAAATACCCACCAGGTGGGTATAGTGGTCTACATACTCATACACCGGGAAAGCAGTTAACAGCTATATTATTTTTAGATGATTGTATAGTGGACATTAATAGCCCACTAGCTGGAAATTTAATTACACTACAGCCTACAGAAGATAACAGTATTCAGTACCTTACACACCCTACCGAAGCAGGCAAAATGGTAATTATGGATGGTAGAGTGTTTCACGGAACATATCCTACAACTAATGAAAGAAAGGTGTTTGTAATTGATTTTGATTACACACCAACGCTTACGTTTGATACAACAAATGCAGTTTAACAGAATTAAAAATACAATAAAGGAAGATAAAACTATGACGCAGTGGATTGGAGCAATTACAAGAGGACACAATGGTGGCGCTGTTCTATTAAAAGACGGTGAAATTGTGTTTGCAATTGAAGAAGAAAGACTAACACGTAAAAAATACGATGGTGGGCCACTGGCCGCAATGATTAAATTTTTAGACTACACTGATAAACTTGATTATTTGGTAGTTGCACACACGCAACCATTAGAAGATTCGAGTAGAATTGATTTTAGTGGTGGAGACATGTATACTGGTCTAGCACGTAAGTTAGGATTAATTGATCGTTCAGACAGCGCATACTCGCAAGATGGAAAATACGAACATAGACAAGTAGTTGATCTATCTAGTGTACATCATAAGTTACATGCGGCTTGTGCATTTTATAGATCAGGTATGGAAACAGCAACAGCAGTAGTTGTTGATGGTGCTGGAACATTTATACCTATGAATATCAATACTGGTATTTTTAACGATGAATTTATGACATGGGAAACTGAAAGTATTTTTAATTGTGCATATCCTGATGCATTTAAAACATTGTATAAACATCAAGGCGGAAATGGCCCGTTCCCAAGTACATGTATTCCGTATATTCCGTCAGATAGAGAAGGTGAAGAAGGATATCACGAACTAGTACTTGACGATACAGCAGGTATTGTAAAAGCATATGAAGCAGTAACACAATATTGTGGCTTCCAACCAATTGAAGCAGGAAAAACTATGGGACTTGCTCCATATGGCAAACCTAATAGTAATATTCCAACAATATATACAGATGGCAATGGTGGCAAGTGGAGAACAAGTGATAGAAATGTTGTTGTTCCAACATATCCTAATGCGGCTGTTATTAATGAAGGCAAATATGATTATCTTGACACATCAGAAGACGTAATTAATAGTAAAGTTGATTTAACTACACTAGAAAACCGTCGAGACTTAGCATATGCTGTACAAACAGAATCACAACAAGAAGTTTTAAGTCTTATTATGAAAGCAGTCGAAATGAGTGGCAACAAAAATGTTGTACTAAGTGGCGGCTATGCACTAAACTGTGTTGCTAACTATTGGTATCTTGATAAGCTACAAAAAGAAGGTATTACTTTGTATGTAGAGCCAGTTAGTAACGATGCAGGTACTGCAATTGGTGCGGCAATGATGATGTACCATCAAACAACTAAAGATACTAAAGTACGTCCGTTAGCAGAAACAATCTACGAAGGATTTGAATATCATTATAGCGCAGAAGAAATTAATGAAGTTGCTGACAAATACGGAGCAACAGTTGTAGAAGCAGATAATAAAAAAGTTGTTGATCTAATTCGTAACAAAAACATTGTAACAATGTTTCAAGGAAAAAGTGAAAACGGCCCACGTGCATTAGGTAACAGAAGTATTATGTATGATCCAACTGACCCTAACGGTAAAGATCATGTTAATAGTGTTAAGCGTAGAGAATATTTCCGTCCATTTGCAGGAACTATCCTTGCTGAACATGCAAGTGAGTGGTTTGATATGCGAGGATTGGAAGAAAGTCCGCATATGATGTATGCAATGGATTGCCAGGAAGGTAAACAAGATTTAATTCCTAGTATTATACATGTTGATGGAACATGTCGCATACAAACTGTAACAAGAAAACAAAATAAGCACTATTATGATATTATTACTGAATTTTATGCGCAAACCAATGTGCCAATTATCTTTAATACTAGTTTTAACTTAGGTGGCGAGCCGTTAGTAGAAACACTAGATGATGCAATTCGTACACTTTACAACAGTGAAATGGAATACTGCTATTTGCCAGAATATAGTGTAATGATCGAAATGAAGAACTAGTGACACATCAATCTATATATTCTGTACCGGTATATAAAGCAAAGTTAGCCAACCATGTAGATATACAAGCAGATTTTACTGAAGTACTCAAAGGCGATGAGTACTTTAGTGAAGTTCCAACATGGAATAGTAACGTAGATACAACTTTCGGTAATAGAGATGCTGATAGCTTACCTTGGCAACAGTTTATTAAGTCGGCTATTGCAGGTCTTAATGAGTACTTGGAAATTTACGAACTAGATCTTCCAAGAGATTACAGGATTGAATGTTGGCTCAATAGATACACCAATGGGCAATTCCAAGAAGTTCACAATCATGCTGGAGAATCTATTATTAGTTGTGCATATATGATGCATACGCCTGCTAATAGCGGAAACTTTACATTTTACAAAAATGCATATGATTATTTCCATCAATCAGACTTACCAAAGTTAACTACACAACCTTTTAAGTTTAACAATAGAATAACACCCCCACTAGACGAAGGTGACATTATATATTTTCCAAGCACATTAGAACATTATGTTTCGCCTAACAATAGCACAGAAGTAAGAGCAACAATTAGTGCTAATTTTATTATTAAGGAACGTATAAATGAATAAAAATACAATTAACGAAGTAGAAGCATTTGATATTAATCAAGACTTTGATGCAAGGCTATGGAGATTTGGACAACATAAAGTTCCAGTATTAGTAGTTGATAATTTTTATAAGAATCCAGATATGGTGCGACAACTTGCATTAGATATTCCAGCATCAACCAATAAACGCATTAGAGGAGGCAATCCTGCTGAGCGAGTAAATGCATTTTATGAGTTAAGCGGTATGTGTTGGGCATTTGATCAATTGAGTAGAACATATTTTCCAGAGATTATGGAACACAAACCACAAGAATACATGCAAAATAGTTTTATGAATGCAACCTTTATGGTTAATGTTATGCAGTCAGATAAGTTGCCGCCACTTGTGCCGCACCAAGATAATCCTTCAGGAACAAATCTTGCTAGTACAATTTACTTAAACAATGCTAACGAGTGTAACGGGGGCACTAGCTTTTACGAGTTTGGAGGCGAAACATGCTTTACTGACCAAGTACAACTAATAAACGGAGATATTGGAATGGATGTTGCTGGTACTACTAAAGTAACAAAATACATAACTGATAGTTCACATGATTGGAAAATGATTGGAATGGTTCCAATGCAGTATAATAGAATGGTATTGTACAATCAATCCTTACTACACTCGGCATATGTAAAGCCAAGTATGTTTACAGATAAAAATTATAGAATTAATCAACAATTCTTTATGTAGGAGAAAAATAAATGAAAGATAATTTTGACGGACTTGAAGAATACTCGAATGTTTTTCCAATTGATTGGTGTAAACAAATAATTAAACGCTTTGAAGAAATGTCTGCCAGTCAATTAACAAACCTCGAAAGCAGTACAAAGAATCAAGACGAAAGAATTATTATGGATTGGGCAAATCATAATTCAAGATACCATGCAGACGATGACTTGTGTCGTTATTTCTATGCTACTCTTAATAAAGTGTACACAGAAAAGTATCGTACTAAGTATGAAAGTTTAGGTAACGTCTTACAGCATTCTCCTAAAGGAATGAGTATACAAAAGACTATGCCGCATCAAGGTTATCATGCCTGGCATTGTGAAAGCGCATCTTTAAGTTCGTGTTCGCGGGTACTTGCTTACACAGTTTACTTAAATGCTGTAGAAGAAGGCGGCGAAACAGAATTCCTATACCAAGGAGTTAAAGTTAAACCTGAACCAGGCAAGCTAAGTATTTTCCCTACAGCATTTACCCATCCACATCGCGGCAATCCTATTTACAAAGGAAGTAAGTACATTGTAACGGGATGGTATACATTAGATGAATGACATGAAAATAGCAGTAGTGGGTGGCGGCACAGCAGGATTTGTATCGGCACTTATTTTAAAAACAACATTCCCAACATATCAAGTAGACATTATTCGTTCAGAAAAGATCGGAACTATTGGAGTTGGTGAAGGGACAACAGAACATTGGGCCGCGTTTATGGACCATGTTGGAATACAGACAGCTGATCTAATTACTAAATGCGATGCAACATATAAAACAGGAATTATGTTTGAGGACTGGGGAGATAAACCATATCTTCAAAGTGTACATTCTCCTTTTGTAGTTGATCACTTAGGATTACCAGCCGCATATGCAAAACTTATTGGTGAGAAATGCGATCCGAGAGATATGACAGGTGACTATCTTTGGGACAACCGTGTACCGTTTAATAAGTTTATGGACGAACGTCCAAACGATACTGGTGTTAGTCAATATCATTTTAATACAGCAAAACTAAATGATTACTTAACTGATTTTGCACGTAGCAACGGCTGTAATATAATTAATGACGAAATAGTAGATGTAGTAATTAACGACCAGGGTATAGATTACATTACAGGCGAAATTGCAACTTACAATTATGACTTTTATATTGATTGCACAGGATTTTCTAGATTATTAATTAGTAAACTAGGAGCAAATTGGAATAGCTACAGTAAGTATCTTAAAGTAAATGAAGCTATTGTATTTCCAACACCCGAAGAAGAAGAAATCCCAGTTTGGACTTTGGCAAAGGCAATGGACGCAGGATGGATGTTTAGAATACCAGTACAAGGCCGCAAAGGCAATGGATATATTTTTGACAGCAACTTTATTACAGCCGACAAAGCACAAGCAGAAGTAGAAGCATATCTCGGATACAGTGTTGAAGTAGCAAAACATATTAAGTTTGATCCAGGAGCAATCGATCGTCCTTGGATTAAAAATGTATGTGCTATTGGCCTCAGTGCTAGTTTTGTAGAACCGTTAGAAGCAAGTAGTATTGGTACTAGTATTAACCAAGCATTTTTATTAGCACAACGTATTGTTAATTACAACGAACAAAGTATTAATCGATACAATGTAGAAGTTAATGCTATAATGGAAAACATTAGAGACTTTGTTGCGCTACACTATGTTAGTAACAGGCGTGACACACCTTTTTGGAGAGAAATAGCTAACACACCCTTGCCAGATACACTAAAAGAAAATTTACAAATGTGGAAAACACGTTTACCTATTGCTGACGACTTTACTTCGTACACAAAGAAAGTATTATTTAATGAATACAATGTTGCACTAGTAATGCACGGACTAGATTTGTTTGACACTGATAGTATTTTATCACAGTATAATATGTTACCAGACGGCGCAAAGGAACATGTTGATCAGAGTTGTAGATTTAAAATAGATTTTGATAAATCAAAAACAATCCCACATAAGTTAATGCTAGAGTTATTAAGGCATCTAGTATGAGGGTATTTGCATTTGGATGCAGTCTAACACAGTATTTTTATCCCACTTGGGCAGATGTATTAATACATCATTACGTAGAAGAAGGTGCAACAGTTGGTGAGAATTGGGGTCGATGCGGCGCAGGAAATCAATACATATCAACTCGGCTGTGGGAAGCAAACACTGAACACAAATTTAATAAAGACGATATCATCTTACTACAGTGGTCTAGTTTTTTCCGCGAAGACAGATATCATATGGGCGCCGGTTGGCACACCCCAGGAAACTTTAACGCTAATAATACAAATGATGAAGCATTTGTTGTAAACAATTATCGTTATGAAAATTCTTGGGACTATGCAGATCCTATATGGGCAACAATGAGAGACTGTGCATTAATAAGCAGTACACATAAAGCATTAGAAAATATTGGATGTAATGTTATATCTACTGGCTTTAGAGAGCCAACAGAGGGCTGGAACGAACTTAGTAAAGAATTTAATACTAAAAACAAATATTTGGAATTAGAAGATTGTAGAGCAATACTAGAAAAATACAAAGATGATATTAAAACTACTTGTCCACCAATACTTAATGCATTAAATTTTGGAACTGACGATGAATTTTTTAAAACACGTCCGACAAGTGTACCAAGTCCCAACCGTGAACACGCACATATGCATCAGCCCGAAGTGCATCCACTTACACACGAAGCCGCAAATTTTATACAAGAACACGTTTGCAAATTAAATAATAAAACTTTAGAGTTTGTTGAAACATGGAAACAAACATTAACAGCCACTGATGATATTTTACTTTTTGACCTAGATTGGTTTAATAAAGAACAAGTAGGCTGGTCAGATGATAGATGGAGACCGTAACATGAGTACACCGGTAATTGGATTAGACAGAGATGGTACTATTAATGTAGATATTGGAACATATGTAACTCGCCCTGAGCAGTTTACACCAATTGAAGGTAGTTTAGAAGCTGTAAAAATGATTAGAGATAAGGGGTATGACGTTGTTATCCTTACTAATCAAGGTGGGATCAGTAAAGGAATAATGGACGAAGTTGATGTTGACTTAGTACACAATCATATGCTTAAATTATTAGGCGACATTGGATGCAAGAGCATTAATGGCCTTTATTATTCAACCACTAGCCTTAAAGACGATATTTACGCAAAGCCTAATGTAGGAATGTTTAAACGTGCGGCCGCAGAAGTAGGATGTGATTGGAAAAACGGTTTGTATGTTGGAGATAAAATTAGTGACCTTAAGGCCGCAGTAAAAGCAAAAGCAAGACCTGTGTTACTACGTACAGGATACGGAGCAGAAACTGTTAAGAAGTTAAATACGTTTGCAAACAAAGATCTTAAAAAGCAGACTGAAATTTTTGATAATTTATATCAATTTGCCCATAGTTTAGTAGATATATCATAAAAATCTGTACTGTTGCATATCTTTATAAAACGATAAATACAATATGGAGCATGAACTATGAATAAACTTCTAACAGGCCTATTTACAAAAGGCTCAAACCAAACAATTCATCTGCCGGACAGATCTAGCTTTAGTTATAAAGGTAATTGGATCGGCTGTCACTACAACACGATTATGGATCAATGGCATGTTGGCGAATTCAGTAGTGTAACGTATCAAATCACAGTTGAATTTGATTCAAACGAAAAAGAAATTATGCAACTTTCAGTAGTTGCAAGACCTGATAGAGCAGTAGCAAGTGTATTTGGAAGATCAAGTATTAACCAAGAACTAATTGCATTATCGGTTACTGTAGACGAAAGCATTTGCAAGATACACGTTAATCCGTCAAGTAGTATATACTCTGGCGCTAAATTAATATATCATGCAACGTATGCAAAAACAATACATCAATTGACTCCGCCTGCTATTATTGCAGACGTGTCTAGTGTCGAGGAAGGCTCTGGAATAAATACTTTTGATGCAACAAGTACGTATTTTGATAATACGAACATAACATTTGATAAGGTGTAAGAATGGCAAAATCAATTTTAAATTTAGGAACAGCCGCAAACGACGGTACTGGTGATAGTCTTAGAGCAGGTGCTACTAAGATCAATACTAATACAGACGAACTATATAGTTCGTTAGGCGACGGTACAAACTTAAAGGACTTAGTGAACTCAAGTTTAGAACTTGATATTCCAAACGACGATAACAAAATTAACAAAGTATCATTTCATGCGTCAACGTTAAACCAAATGAACGCAATTAGTACAAGCACATATCATGGTGCAATGCTACACGTACACGAAGGCGGAACAGTTTATGTTGCACACTCAAGTGCATGGCGTAAAATGCTATTAGACGCTAGTGGCGGCGCAATTCCAAACTACACTGATCCACTGTCAGCAGTTGCATACACAGGAACTATTAATAGTTTAACTGATGTTGATACAACTTCACAAGCACCGCAAGCAGGTAACGTTCTTAAATGGGACGGAGGCAAATGGGCACCTGGGGTTGACGTATCATCAGGTGGCTCGGCAGTTGATGCTGGCACCCTTGATGGCTTTGATAGCTCGTACTTTACAAACTATAATAACCTAAATAACAAGCCGACCATTCCAACAACGCTTGTTAGTTTAAGTATTACTGATGGGTCGAGTGGACAAGTATTATCTGCAAACGGCAACGGTACATTTACATTTATTACACCAGCCGCAACTGGCATTCAGAACTTATTCGAAACAGTTGCAGGCGATACCGGAACAACAACTGCAAATGCCGCAACTGACACATTAACACTAGCAGGCGGCACAAACATTACAACTAGTATTGTTGGTGATACGCTTACTATTAACTATGCGGGCGATGCACTAAGTGGTGAAGCAAACCAAAATGCATTTAGTAATGTTCAAGCAGACTCAGGTCTTGCAGAAGCAGATAGTGCAACTGACACACTAACTATTGCCGGTGGTACAAATATTACTACAGCAGTAACGGGTGATACAATTACTATTAACGGAACTTCTCCAACACTTGCAACACTTAGTGGTGTTGATGTTGCTGGAGTTATAACTGGTAATATACTTGTATATAACGGAAGCTCTTGGGTAGACAGTGAACATACTATTGACCAAATAGCATATCCTGCAATTACAACATTAACTGTGACAGCAGATTCAAACAATGGATACAAATTTGATCAGTATGGCGCAACAGAAGATCCAACACTCTTTGCATTGGCAGGGGCAACTATTGCATTTAAGATTACAACAGCAAGTCACCCATTCCAAATTCAGAATAGTGGTGGATCGGTATACAGTACTGGATTAGTACACGTTGCGTTAGACGGCACAGAAACAACTGGGTCATCGGCACAAGGTAAAACATCTGGTACATTGTATTGGAAAATTCCTTCAAATATCTCAGGAAACTATGGATATGTATGTACATCACATGCATCAATGGCAGGAACTATTACAATCAAATCGATAAGCGCAATTTAATAAGGGAACACAATGGCAACAGTAATTAACGATAAATTCCAAGCACAAAATGGATTTGAAAGTCCTTTCTTTACAGTCGACACAGCTGGTAAACTAACTACTCCTGTTATCGATGTTCAAAGCATTTTGCTCAACGGAACACCGTTTGTTGCTTATGTTCCTCCAGCAGATGATGCAGGTGACGATACGGGAACACAAGTATCAAATAGTTTTGATAGCCTTGCTGTAACTGGCGGTGTTTTTAAAGTTAACTACTTGTCTGACACTGCATTATCAGTAGTTAACGGCAGAGTAATTATTAAAAGTGTTGGAGCACTTCCGGGTAGTATAGACAATGTAGAAATTGGATATAATACTCCTTCACAAATAAGAGTACACACAATTGATATGGCAACGAATCCAGACAGCTCAGCATCATCAATCAATATGAATGGTGCAAGCTTCGTCGGAGACGTAAATATCAGTAACAATGTATTGTTGGTTAATCAACCTACACTGGGTACACACGCAACTAGTAAAAGTTATGTAGACGCAACGGCCACAGCCCTTGCAGTAGCATTTGGAGCATAAAGAGAATGGCTAAGAAAAAGATTTATAATTACAAGTTTTATCCAGGTATTGGAGTAAACGACAACACGTATCCGAATGCATGGGCATTGTTAGATGCAAACATAGCATTTATTAAAGCGGAGGTGGCGGCTTGGATCGCACAGCAAGTAGCAGACGGGGCAGACGGCTTTAGTGGGTATGTTTACGATCAATCAAGATGTGAACGAGACACAGGGTACAACCTTGTTGCTTGGGCACACGATTTACGCTACACTGGTAACGAAGAAACAACAAGAATTTCAAAAACTTATTGGGAGCAAGACGTTGCTCAAGTCGACGGTGACAGAATAGCAGAAATTAGAGCTAAAGAATATACTCGTGACTTACTTGTTAACCATGTTTTTAATAACTCGCCACAGTCTACACCTTATCAAGGTAACATTGCTCAAGTAATTGACGGAACTAAGACTGTTGAAAACGCGGCTCCTGGACGTATTCAACTACTGTCAGGAATTGTTATTAGTGTACTAACAACAGGCACAACTGCATTACCGACCTTTGAGCGCAAAGGATTAGGTCATGTTAGATTCCAAGGTAACTATGATGCTAGTGACTTGTTAATTATAACAAACACTACTAAATCAGAAGTTATTTACAACTTTACAGATGTTCTAAAAGGCGGTAAAGTAACAAGAATTGATGACGTTACACCTAGAGATTCAAGTGGATATGTTCCAAAGTATGATAGTGTGTCGGCTAATGAAAATGCTGACTTAGACTTTCCAAAATACTTACAAGTTACTGATGCAGTAACAATTATTGACTTAAACTACAATACTTCGACGCACGTAGAATCAGATGAATTACAAATCTTTATTGATAGCCCAGAGCAAAGAACAAGACCATATGACTTTGGTACTGATGCTATTGAACGTATGCGTATTGCACCTCCATTGTCAATGCTTGACGCTGACTTTGAGTACGGTCTACAGCCTACTAAATGGTCAGCTATTGGTATGATGCGCGGATATCCAAGTGTGTACGAGCTACCAGGCACTGATACACAGGTGCTAACAGTACAAACAGATGCATCGTCTGGCACAGCTGGCATTGGATCAAGTTTAATTACAGTTACAACAGTTGGTGCCCATGGATTCTTAGCAGGTACTCCAATTACAATTAAAGCACTTGAAGATAGTGTTGGTGGTGCGGCACGTGGTGAAGGATCATTTATTATTCAATCCATTCCAACTAACACTACATTTACATTTTATGCTAAAGCAAAAGTTGGCACAACTAATGGCCAAATTCTTTCAACAACGTATACACAGCTAAGACAAGGTGCGTTTTATACAGGAGCAAGTGTTGGACAGCCGGCATTTACTTTGTTTAGTAATGGTACAAACGGTACCATGAGTTTGGCACTTACTGCACAAATTAGTGAGAACAGACTTGCATTTACAGGTGATGTTCCAGAAGTTGGTGCTCCGATTGTTAACGGAGCGTTTCCAACAGGAACACAAGTTACAGCTATTTCAAGTACACCGGACGGTAACGCACTACCACTAAACTTAACACAAGATATTAGTATTGGAAACACTGACATTGTAGTATCAAGCACAACAGGTATTGTTGTAGGACTGGCGGCCAACAACGGAAGTGGTGATGCTATATTTGTTAACAACATTTCAGGAACTACTCTTAGTATGAGTGGTGCATTTACTGGAGCAGTTACAAGAAACACAGAAACCTATACAGGTGTAAGTGGTACTATTGCTACTCCTGCAGGTCTAAACGCACAATTTACAATTTCAAAAGGTGGTACAACATATACTATTGATGCAGTAACACAAGCAGGTAGTGGATATGTAATAGGTGACACACTACTAGTTACGGGTGACAATTTAGGCGGAACTACTCCGACTAACGATGTATCAATAACTGTAAGTACAATTAATGGATCAGGCGGCATAACAGGTGGAACTATTGCAGGTACTGCACTTAGTGGAACAATTAGTTATACTGGCCCTGCAAAAACATATATAAACGCAGGCGGAACAATTAACTCTGCACAGTTTGATATTAACTTTGAAGGCGCTGGATTTAGTTCAGTTGATATTAGTTCACCAAACGACAGTACAGGTTATGCAATTAACGACAGACTAAAAATTGAAGGTAGCCAGCTATTGGGTGGCACAGGACAAAACGGTAACGTAGCCAACGGCGGTAATGACTTTGTTGGTAAAGTTACAGGAGTTTCTGCAGGCGGATCAATTAGTACAATAGTTCCAGATAACAGTGGATGGAGTATAGGTACACCACCAAGTCAATCAAGAAGTTATAGCTTTGGTGGGTCAAACTTAGCATTTACAGGCGGATCAGGCAGTGGACTTGAATTTGGAATTAATGTAAAC